ATTCAGATTCAGGCTCGGCGTCGCCAAACTAACGGTTGTGTCGGGCGATTGCAAGGCATCGTCGGCGCTGGCTGTCACGGCAATGTTGGCGCTTGGCATCGTCTATCTTTTCCCCGCCACGGTACGATCTTCATATTCGACGGCGTAGGTACGGCGCAAACTTACGTTGTACAGCGATACAATTACCTGGTAGACCAGTTCGCCGCCGCTGATAAACTCCGGCTGGATTTCCTGCTCACTGGATAAAAAGACTTGCGGCTCGTAGACCACTTCGGTAGACGAAATTAGGTCCGGCGCTATCGGGATACCGCCGCCGGACAATGCGGGCGCATAGACGACTTCTACGCTGGTAATGAAATTGGCGACAATCAGCAAGCCATTGGTGACAAGCGGAGCGTAAACCACTTCCGCCGAGGCGATTAGATTGGGCGTGACGGTCACGCTGCCCGTGGATAGCGCCGGCGCGTAGACCACTTCGGTCGAGGTGATTAGGTTTGGCGTGATGGTCACGCCGCCGCCCGCAATGGCGGGTTGGTAGACAACTTCCGTACTCGTCACGAAGGCGGGCGTTATCGTGACGCCGCCCACCGACACCGCCGGTTGGTAGACGGTCGCCGTGCCACTCACCAGATTGAGCGTCACCGTTACGCTGCCGGGCGTCAGCGCCGGTTGGTAGACCGCTTCGGTGGAGGTGATGACGTTCGGCGTAATGTCCTGTTGGCTGCCGCCCGCCGCCTCTTTGAAGCTGGCCGCAACCGCTATCCAGTTCGCATCCGTGCCCGACCATGACATTGTGCTGGTGGTGGCGGTTGTCTGAATAACATACTGCGCCCCATGCGTGCGCGTGCCCTGGTCCTGGTTCTGAATCAGATTGTGCGCCGCCGTCAGGACCGCATCCGCTTCCGAAGCGTAAGCCGCCACGACTAGCTGGTTATTCGTGCCGGGCGTGATGGCTAGGCTAGGGTCTGTGCTACCTGTCCCGCTATTGATTTGGTCAAGAACGGACGCCTGTGTTTGGTTGGCTCCGTCATACCAGGCCGCAACTATGTAGGAAAGCGTCGCAATGTCGCTTGCGCCTTCTTCGTGATTGACAGAAAAGGTATTGGAGCCATTGGCCGGATTAGAGAGATAGTAGATAGATGTACGTTGAAAAATACCCGTTACGGTCTCACTGATTGCACTAGTAGCCGTCCCCATCGCAACGCCGTTCCATGTTGGCGTGTCTTGCGTATGCGTGGTGGTATCAACCGTAAAGACAAAAACCACGAGCAAGCCATTGGTACGCGTGCCGATGTCTACCGTATAGGTAAATGGCGAGGCGTCATTGCTAGTATTCTGTTCGCCACTAGAAACAAAGGTAATCGCCACGAATTAATTCACCCTATCGGTCAATAGAAGCCATTCCACCGCTTGCGGCACTTCGACCAGCCCAATGCCCTGTTGCACGACAACGCTTTCACGGTTCTCGTAGAGATGACCGACCAACAATAACATGGCCTGCTTGTAGGTGTCCGGCACGTCGTCCTCCGTGCCGAAACCGGCCACGTAGGTGATGGCAATCGACGCCCCGACCTGTAGTTCGTCCGTCGGCCATGTTGCCGCCGCTTTGAGTAAAATGCGCCCCGGCGTGCTGTGCGTGTCCACGACATAATTCGCTGCGTCCAGCGTATGGTCTACGTCCAGCGTATCCGTATAGATGATGCTGGTCACGCCCTGCAGCGGCGGGTACGGTAGCTCAAAGCAACCGCCACGCGGCCAACAATCGACACGGCTCACCATCACCCTAGACGTATACGCCCACTGGCTAATCTGCTCGCATTGCTTGCGCGCCACGCCGAGTAAACGCGCAATCAATACGTCCTCGGTAGCATGGTCAATGCGACAATGCAGCTTCGCTTCCGCTACCGACACCACATCGGCGGGAATGGTAGATTCTCTGGCGTTTGTGATTTTCATCTAAGCCACCTCCAGTAACGGCAATTGCCATTGCGCCTGCTCTATCCTGCGCTGTGCAATGGCAAAATAACCAGGGTCGATTTCAATGCCGATGAAGTTGCGCCCTGTTTTGGCACAGGCCACGCCCGTTGTGCCGCTGCCCATGAAAGGGTCAAATATCGTTTCGCCCAACTTGGCGAATTTATCCACGCACCATTTCATAAGAGAAAGTGGCTTTTGGGTCGGATGCACCCTATCCACGTCTGAGCGATTGCAATCAAATACTCTTATAGGGAAGTCTCCATTTGTCCACGCTAATTCGGCTTCGGCCAATGTGAAGCCTCGTTCTGGCTTAGTCCACACAAGCCAACCCCGCGATGGTGGCAACTCAAAATAATTACCGCCCCATATCACCACCGTCTTGCCGATTCGTAATATTTGCTCAAAAAATTCGCCATCAGGCTTTATGTCCCAACTGTTTCGATGGGGCGTGGCAAGACTCGCCACGCCCCATCCGTGGCTTCTTCCGCCCTTCCAAACATTCGCAATGCCATACGGCGGGTCAGTAATCACCGCATCGACCGACTTGTCAGCCATGCCCTTCATGTACTCAAGGCAATCGCCCAAATGCAGCGTCACCGTCATTATTCCGGCACTCCTAACGAAATTCTTTGGACACGGCTTGCGATAGAGTCAAACCAATAAATTCTTGCCCTGTAAGGGTCATAGTCCCGCGCAAAAATCGAGTTGATAAAATCAAAGTCGCCGGCATAGGTGGCGCTAAAAAGGCGGGCGTGTCGCTGCCAGATGCGGCGCTTGACCACGAAGGCGCTACAGCCGATGTCGCCTATTTCGGGGCGGCGCTGCCACGTCCGATTCGGCAGAATCCCGCGCGGTCCGTGGTCCATCTTGACCATGATGACATCGGGCTTAAATTCCTGCTCAATGCGTTTCAAATCCGCCACAAAGGTTCTGCTTGCTACCATGTCGTCATCATCCAAAATCCAGATATATTGCCCCGTTAGCTTCGGCGCATAGGCCGCCATGTTGCTATAGCTCCAGCCAATACCGCGCCCGTCCGGGTCATCTAGGATGGTCTGGATATAGTCTTGGCACGTTTGGCGGCGTAGACTTTCCATGTTGGCGTGGAGCATCTTTGGTCGCTTATACGTCCGCGTCAAGACCTCTAGGAACGACCCTTTTGGGGACCTCCTGGGCGCGTTTGCCGCGCGTCGCCGCCTTCGGGTCAACCGCCATTTCTCTAGCGGTGATGTGGAGCTTAGGCTCCTCTAACGAATCGGGTTGGTCTACTTCGCCAATGACCTGTTGGCTGTCATCCATATTGGTAATTCGCACATAGCCCGCCCGCTGTAGGTCGTAGGCGGCTTCAGTCGTCACCGTATAATAGCGGTCTTTCTTCATCGGTAGACTATGGCCGCCCACGCCCGCCACAAAGGTCTGTAAGGCTAATACTCGCACCACAATTCCCCCCTTCTTTCTAGGGTCCAGCACATTACCGTCCGGCTCAATGTGCAGACACGGCACGTCAAAGCGCGCCACCAGCTCAATTCCCGCCCGCGTACAGTCGGCTGCAAAGGCCAAATCCCCCGCGTCGCCGCCGTCGTAGCGCACGTTGAAACGATTAAAGACCTCACGCCGAATCAGCGTACAGCCCCACCCGACCCCGCTCACCTTCGCCCATCCCCGCTTCCATGCCGCCTTCGCCTCGGACGGGTAGAGAGACAGGCTCATCCCCATGTTGGTCTTGCTAATCCACTGCCATGCGTTGAGCGTATGCGTGCCGTGCCGCAGCATATAGACGCCGTAGACAACGCCGGCGTCGGTTGCTGACAATTTCGTAAGGGCGTCGGGCGGGATGACCATATCATCCTCCACCGTGACAAGTGCATCGTAGTCACCCGCCCGCGCCATTTCAAAAGCCCGCTGATACTGCGCCACGACATTCTTCGTTTTCTCGCCGGCGTGCGGATTATGCCGCCCGACCTCCCACACAAACGGGACATCCGTTCGTTGGGCGGCGATGCTATCTACCGTTTCGGGTCGCATCTGGTCGCCAATCGTCGGCGTGAAAACAAGAATGGACATTGGTTAGGCGCTCGGATGGGTCAGGTATTGAATCGCCTCGGCTTGGAGAACTCCGAATACCGTACGGAACCAAAACCAAATCTTAAGTTGCCCGAGGTGGGCAGCCGAGTACGGATCACGAAGTGTCGTCAACCCCGGCGCTTCGCGGTAACCCATAAAAGACCAATTTCCAAAGATAAGGGATTTGGCGCTGGCGGCTGCCGCTATCGCATAGCTCGATTGGTGGACGGGATACCCCCACAGCGTAGTCCCTTGCAGATTACCGCCCGGATGGGGCGCAAAGGTGAATACGCTGGACGACGCCAACCCCGCAATTTGAGCGAAGGTGGTCGGATGGGCAATCCAGGCGGCGCTATCCTGGTATTCAGGAAGCAATTTCCCCACTAAGTTAGGGACATCGGTGGCGGAAACGCTGGCCGCTGCCGCTGCGGTCTGACCCGCCGTACCCGCCGCCAACGCTTGCGTGATGAGCAGACTATTCTGGGTAGCGGCATAGCCACGCGCCACCCAATTGTTGAAGAAGTTCATAAGGTTAACGTCGTTATCCTCTAGCAACTCCCATGTGATCGTAATGTGTTTCCCATATTTCACGAGCGTAAAGGCTTTTTCGCTCATGACGGGCAAGTCCTGAAGGATTTCGCCCGACTCCGCCACCGATGCGAAGATGACATCGGCTTCGCCGTCAATCGGATAGTTGACGGTCGTTCCCTTGCCGGGAACGCGCGTCAGACCGAGCTTCGGAACCAATGACATTTCGTCGCGGCGGGCGATAATGTCGCTCACCATGCCGACGGGTACGGTGACTTCCCCGTCCGCGGCCGTGGTGATGTTGGCGTCAGTATCGTTATAGGCGCGCAGTTCCGCTTGCGCCGCCTGGTCGCCCGTGCGCACGTAACGACAGAAAATGCCCTCCAGCGTGTCAGGGGTGGCGGTATAGCCTTCGCCGCTGCCGCGCCCGTTGCGCAGTTGCCCGCTCGATTGTTCCTGTCTCACGATGGTATAGCCCTCCTGCTTTTCACGCCGTTCGATAGTGGTCTTGAGCGCGTCCATCTTGGCGGTCAGTTCGGCGGAACGCGTCAGTTCGTCCGCATCGAGGTCACGCGTTTCGGTATCGGCCTTTTCTTCGATGGCGCGCGCCTCGTCCCACAATGTCCCAAGCTCCTGCTTGAGTTCCAGTACTGTTTTCACGTTAGTTGCCTTTCGCTAAGAAATATTCGTAAAGTCGTAGCTTCCGGCTGAGACGCAGGCGCGAATTGCCATTGGCTTTACTACTATCGTTAACGCCTGGGCTTAGGAAGTCCACCACCCACTTTGGCGCAGAACGCATTACACCGACCCCGGTGTCGGGATAGGCCGCCCATGTCACGGGCGATATTTCCATCAGGTTGACGGTATTGAGTTTGCGCAGCGGGATACCGTCCTCATCTTCCGCCCAGGAATCGCCACCGGGCGGCACGTTGAAGCCAAAAGACATCTGGTCCACGTCGCCGCGCTCAATCAAGGTCACGGCGTCACGTCCGTCTTGCGTGTCGGGCGGCTGTAGCTCAAAGGCGAGCCCCTGGTCATCCTCCCAAAGGCGCAGCGTGCCGGCCTTCGTGCGTCCTAACACGCGCGCCGTATCGTGTTGCCACAATGCCCGTATATCGCCCGCCAGACTGTCAGAAAACGCCCCAGGTTGAATTGTTTCACGGAATCCGTGTAAGAATACCGATCTGGTATTAAACAGCGCAGCATGGCCCAGAATTGTGGCCGGTTTATCACCCTCCGCCCTTACCTCAAGGTCGCAAATCGTGGCGGTGCGCTGTTCTCGCCCGCCGCCGTGGGCGCGGTCGTTTTCTTCGATGCCGAGCTGCGTCAATACCGCCTGTAATTGCTCGATGGCGGCGCGTAGTTTGGACTCATTGGCCGCCGATAGCACGCGTCCCGCCCGCGCATCCATTATGAATTTCTCGCGCACCTCATCACTTGTCAAAAACCCTGTACTTATTTCCTTCAATAGCTTTTCAATATTCATAATTTCACCCCGCTACAGTTAAACAATCACAAGATTGGTGCAAAGGCCCGTGTTTAATTGTCCTGATAATAGGCAAGGGCTCCACCCCTTCGGCGGTCAATTCGTCACCAGGCTCAAAGAACGCCCCGCCAATCTTGATTCTTTTGCCGTCCATCTTGCGGCATAACGGGCAAGACTCGCCGCGCGCCGACCATCGCAGAATCGACACGCCGCCCGCCACGTAGCCGTAGATTGCCAGCGCGTTGCCCGCCTCAAATGCCTGTTGGAAGCCCTCTTTGCCCGCCTTCGTTTCTTCCCATCCGTCCATACGCTCGTTGATGGCGGCTTCCGCTTCTTCGTCGCCTTCCGCTTCCGCCAACAGTGACCGCAATTGTTTTTCACCGCCCACGGCGTAGACTTCGGTATAGTTGGCGAGATAGCCTTCTATCCATTCCCGCATTTCGTCGTCCAGCGGCGCTGGCTCTCCGCCCAACTCCACGGCGACCGACGCCATGATTGTCTCGGCGTAGGTCAGCATGATGTTGCGGAAATAGTCGGGGAACCAGGTGCGTAGTTGCTTGTAGAAACTCTCTAGCCATGTTTCAAAACTCTCGGTATCCCGTTTGCCCAGACGCGCCTTCGCCGCCTTGCGTATGGCCGCCGTTTCACGCGTGACCACGCGCGCCGCCGCATCTTCAAAGAGGCGCACGTTACGGTTCATTAATGCGCGGCGGTCGGCCACAGCGCGCTGTTCTTTGGGCGCTTCTACGGACCAGGTCAAGAGGCGCTGCGCTGGTGGCGGTAATGCCGCTGCTGGCGGCTCCGCCCCGACTTCCATCATATTCAGCGGGAGTAATGGCTCGTCTAAGCCTTCCAGCGGGTTCAAATCTTCCAGTTCACGCGCTTCATTGCGGGTCAGGAATCCGGCGTTGATACCCGTGGTATATGCCCCGTAACGGGAAACGGTATCGCCGCGCAGTAAGCCCGCAAAAATGTATTTGGCAAAGAGTGTTTTGCGGTCGGGCGGGTTGAGTAGGTCACGCCAGATCGCCTGCTCGTGGCGCACCGCCCACGGCATCAACGTATGCTGGACGAATGACAACCCTTGATGCTCGATATTGCTAAATGTCGCCCGGTCCAGGTCCGCCAATAGATGCGGCGGCACGCGGTAAATACGCGCAATCTCCGTCACCTGAAATTTTCGTGTTTCTAGGAATTGCGCCTCGTTGGGCGGGATGCCGAGCGCCTCGATGTCCATACCTTCTTCCAAAATCTTGGTACGGTGGGCGTTGCTTAACCCTGCGCTATCGGCGGTAAACGATGCTTGCAAACGTGCGTACGCCTCTTTGGATAATTTGCCGGGATGTTTCAATATCTTGTTAAGGTGCGCGCCGTTGCTAAAGAAGCGTGAGCCGAATTCCTCGGTCGCCAGCCCTAACCCGGTCGCCTGTCGTCCCGCTTGCATGACGGGACTAATGCCCATCACGCCATTGCCGAAGCCCTTAATGTGATGCACGATGTCGCTGTTGAGCGCTTGCACCTGGTCGTCCGGGTTGCGGTAGAGCCAATACAATTTGCCGCCGCGCCGTTCCCACCCCTCCATTTTGTTGGGGTTGAGCGGCCACAGCTCCACCGTTTCGCCACGGAAATTGAGCGTCTTTTGGCTCCAACTGTTACCCTTCAGCAGCGTATGGGCAAAGGCCAGTTCCCGCCATTCAAAGGCGGTCATCTCCGGGTTGGCAAGGTCATGCAAAACGGGATAGAGGGCGTGGTCGGTGGCGCGGTTCTTGTCGCGCCCCACCTGTCGCAGTAAGACCAGCGGCAGACTCGCCATAGATTCGTCC